GGAACTAGCCCCACCCCCCCCCACGCCTTCGGGTCCTCCGCCGCCCGATCCCTTGCGGGTCCGCGAGCCTCGATTTTTCGCTAGTGCCAGACTCCAAACGGGGTTGCCAAACCGCCTGCAAACACTGAGGTTTCTCAACTGCCCTGATTGTTGCGAACAAGCAATGCAGGCGATCTGAGCGGTTTCTGGCCATTTGAAAGTATCCGCAAGGAGACGCAACCCGGTTGCGCAACCTGCACTAAGCTGGCCAGATACCCGGCAACTCATGACCTCCTCACCCAGCCCAGCGCTCGCGATGGCCAAGAGGATCGAACTCTGGGAGCTCGATCGTCTGGTGCCCTATGAACGCAATGCTCGGACTCACACGCCTGAGCAAGTGCAGCAGATCGTGAACTCCATCAAGGAGTTCGGCTTCGTCAATCCGATTCTGGTCGACTCCTCCGATGGAGTCGTGGCAGGCCACGGGCGCCTGATGGCCGCCCGCTCCCTGGGGATGGCCCAGGTGCCCGTGGTCGTGCTCGATCACCTCACTCCAGAGCAGAAGCGGGCCTACGTCCTGGCGGACAACCGGATTGCGCAGAACGCCGGGTGGGATCGGCTGCTGCTCCATGAAGAACTGTCGGCACTCAACTTCGACTACCACCTGCTGGGCTTCGACGATGCCGACATCAAGCGCTTAGCTGACGCTGTAGATTTGGCGGCCTTCGAGAACATAGCGCGGGCGGAGCCCGATCCTGGCCAGCGCGGCGATGAAGGCGCCGATGAAAAGCAAGAGGAGGAAGCCGAAGACGCCACGGCCGAATCAGGCCCCGTCTATCACGTTTTCTCCGTCAACCTGCTGTGGGACGACCGAGAGGAGATCCTGGCGGCCATCCGCGCCGCCAAGGCAAAGACTCACAGCGACTCCACTGCCGACGCCCTGCTCCACATCTGCCGCGAGTTCAACCGATGACCCAGCCCAGCTTCTCGCCATTCAAACTGAAGACTGCACTCTTGTTTGATCTCTCAGACGACAGGTGGCCCACAAAGCTGCTTGGAATCAACGGCTCCAACCTGGATCTGTCAGACGAGGGCAGCCACTACATCTACTGCCACGAAGGCTACTTAAGCTTTCAGCACTTGTCGGGAATCGTTACTCTGTTCGAGGGAATGTATGCCTGCGTGCCCCGAGCGGTGCTGCTCAGAGGAGAGCATGGGTCAGGAATCGTAATTACCAGGATCGGCTTCAATGGGATGTTCTCAATGGGAGGGCCGGTCGAGCCATGGGGTCGGCTGCGCTACATCGACGGCTGCACTGACTCGCTGCTGATCCCGCCTGTGAAGATGGGCGACCCGTGCCTCAATGCGCTGTTCTTCCCTCCTGGCACCGACCAGACAGCTCACACGCACCCGTCGATGCGGGTTGGCATGGTCATCAGGGGAGAAGGTGAGTGCGTAACGCCCGAGGGAATCATCCCCCTGTTCCCTGGGCAGGTGTTTATCATTCACCAGGACGGCCTGCACAAGTTCAGAACAGCCGAGCAGAACATGGTCGTAATTGCGTATCACCCGGACAGTGATTTCGGGCCGCAAGACGAAGATCATCCAATGATCAATCGCACGATCGTAGATGGAATAAGCGCCAGCAAGATTGACGACATCCGCACCGCTTCTCTGTAGAATGGCGTACAAACCTACAAAGATTGATCAGAATTGCTACGACGCTGCAATCAATCGCATTCGCCGCATCTACGATCTCTGCGACAAAGTTATTGTATCTTTCTCTGGCGGAAAGGACAGCACCTGCATTCTCAACCTGGCACTACAAGTAGCGCATGAGCGCCACAAGCTGCCGCTTGACGTCTACTTTGTCGATGAAGAAGCCTGCTATCCCGAGACGATTGAGTACGTCGAAAGGGTAAGAGCAAGGCCCGATGTTCGGCTGAAATGGGTGTGCTTGCCGATCGAGCATCGGAACGCTTGCTCACGTTCTCAGCCCTGGTGGATGGTCTGGGACCCGAAGGAAAAGCACCGCTGGTGCCGACCAATGCCAGAAGGGGTCATTACGATTGAGAACACGCCGAAGTTCCGAATCGGAATGAAGCTGCACGATCTTGGTCCACTGCTATATGGCCCTGAGCTTGGCACAATCGGCGATCTTACTGGCATTAGAACGCAGGAGTCAATTCGCAGGCTGCAGACAGTTCTTCTAAAGAAAGAGGACAATTACATTTCGCAGCCGGAGAAAGGTTATCGGTACAAGTGCAAGCCGATCTATGACTGGAAGACTGAAGATGTGTGGCTCGCCACTCAAAAGTTTGGTTGGGATTATAACCGGACTTATGACATTCAGGCGATGCTCGGCACTGCGCCTTCAATTCAGCGGGTAACCCCTCCCTTCGGCGAAGAGCCGTTGATGGGGCTCTGGAAATATAAGCAAGGATGGCCCGAGTTGTGGGACAAGATGCTCGCCAGAGTCGATGGCGTAAACACGGCAGGCTTGTATGCGCTTACCGATTTGTACGGCACAGCGCTCAAGTCTCCACCTGCTGGCATGACCTGGAAGAGCTGGGCAAACAGCTTAATTAAACTATATGGCGACGACCAACAAAAGGAGATCGCCAGCAACATCGCTCAAGCTATCAAACTGCATCAAAAGAAAACAACTCGTCCGATCCCAGACGTAGAATCAGATCCGCATTCCGGTCTCAGCTGGAAGTTTATCGCTCTGATGGTCGCGCGCGGCGACTTCAAGGGCCGGAAGATTCAGACGCTGCTGCAACGCGGAATGATGCAGGCGAAGAAACTAGGCATGACGCCTCAACAAATCATCGAGGCTGATCTCGATGACAACTCTCTCGTTTGATCCTCAGCCATGACAAAAAACAAGCAGCCAATCAATTCCGTCCAGTGGCTATCTCGTGATCTGCTACGGCCAAACCATTACAACCCCAACCATGTTGCAAAGCCGGAGCTGGATCTACTGATTACTTCAATCCTTGAAGATGGCTGGACCCAGCCGATTGTCACTTTGCCGCAGGGCGACGACGGCCTTTACCAGATTGTCGATGGCTTCCATCGCTGGACGGTAAGTGCAGACCCTCGCCTGCAAAAGCTCACCGCCGGCCTGGTGCCGACCGTGCAAGTTGCTCTTGATCCTGTTCATCGGATGATGTCGACCATTCGTCACAACCGAGCGCGTGGTAGTCATGCCGTGTTGAAAATGGCCGACATCGTGCGCCAGATGGTCGACGAGGGCATCCCCGAAAGCGAGATGCAAAAGCGGCTCGGGATGGAAAACGAAGAGATCATCCGGCTCAACAATCGCGCCGGAATGCCGGATCAAGTAGGCATAAAGACTCCAGACTTCAACCGTGCATGGGTACCTGGTAGCGGGATCTGAGCCATGAGCACACTCTGCCTTACCTGGTCTGGGTTTGAGGCAGCGGTAGACCTAATTGCTGCTCAGTGCTGTAGACGTGCTCGGCCGGGTGTTCACCCGGCCAGCCCTGAAGGCTACGCACTGGCACATGCTCTAGCCCCCATACTTGGGCTACAAGTGCTAGAGCTGGCAACGCCTTACATGCTGTTGATTGACGCGATCGACAGCGATGATCTTCGATACAAGGCCTCAGCCTTCCCCTGCTCAGAAGCTTGGGTTTGGGTAGACACCAGTGCCTCCTCTCGCTGGCTTAGTGTGATGAAGGCGCCTGGAGTGCAGCAAATAGCCTTTCCTTGGCAACGCTTCGCAAGACGTGAGTTTGTTCCCGAATTCGATGATTAAGGTTGCGTCGGTAACGTTCTGGTGTAGGTGGGGGAAGGATGGCCACGTAGAGGCCGGGCCAATGCGTCTGCGGCTGGGAGCGATCGGACCGGAAACGACAGTCGATCAGATGCTGGAAGGCCGCGGCCACACGGTGATGCTTCCGGCGCAGCTGCTGGATTTGCTGCACGACATGCGGCCAGCGCCGGCTGAGGTAGAGCTGGCGGGATCCAAAGTGCCGATTAAGCTGATCGCCGGCCTGCTCAGCCGCGGCTATGCCGTGAGGCTCTACCGCCCCTGATGGCGTGGATAAGCGCTGCTGACTTTGCCGGCCAGCTTGGGGTAAGCCCTCAAGCAGTTCGTAAGGCGATTGCCGAAGGTCGGCTCAAGGATGCGGTGCGAAAGCAGGGCCGCGCCTGGCTGATCGACGACGAGTCGGCGATGGCGGAGTGGGACCGAAACACGTCCCCAGCGTTTCAGCGCGGCCGCATGCGCGCCCGCCAGCTGGAGCAGCAGCAACATCCAGCCCCAGGCTCAGACCTGCCCGCCAGCAGCGGCGGAGCGCCCCATCACAAGGGTCCATCGCACATGCAGGCGATGGCACTGCGCACCGCTTACCAGGCCAAGCTGCTGGAACTGGACCTTAAGCAGCGGCAGGGCGAGCTGGTGCCAAAGGCAGATGTGGAGCGGGTCTGGTTCGAGGAGGGTCGAAGAGTACGGGATGCGGTGCGACGCACCCCTCAGCAGATGATCGGCGACATCGCGCGAGCTGCTGGCGGCCTGACGCAAGAGCAGCGCGCAGAGGTGCTGCTGATCCTGGAGCGGCACCTGGTAAAGACGCTGGAGGGCTTGGCTGGTGCTGATTGAAGAGTGCCGCGCTGCGTTCCGACGCGGGATGGAGCCCGATCCATTGCTGACGGTCAGCCAGTGGGCAGATCAGCGGCGAATACTGAGCTCGAAGGCGAGCAGCGAGCACGGGCCGTGGCGGACGAGCCGGACGCCCTACCTGCGCAAGCCGATGGATGACCTGAGCGCGACGAGCGCGGTGCAGGAGGTAGTGATGGTGTTCGGGGCTCAGACAGGCAAGAGCGAAAGCCTGAACAACTGGATGGGTTACACGATGGACATCGCGCCGGGTCCGGCATTGTTCGTGCAGCCAACGATCGACCTGGCGAAGCGCTACAGCAAGATGCGCATCGCGCCGATGATCGAGGCAAGCCCGAGCCTGCAGGAGAAGGTGGCTTCGCCGCGCGAGCGAGACAGCGGCAACACGATGCTGATGAAGGAGTTCACCGGCGGCTTCCTGATCCTGGGCGGGGCCAATGCGGCAAGCGGTCTGGCATCAATGCCGATCCGGTATCTGGGCGGAGATGAAATCGACCGCTGGCCGAGTGATGTGGATGAGGAAGGCAGCCCGCTGGCGATCGTGACAGCTCGGACGCGAACGTTTGGCGTGCGAAAGAAGATGGCGTGGACGTCAACGCCAACCGTGGCGGGCCGCAGCGCAATCTGGGCGAAGTGGGAAGAAAGCAACAAGCAACATCTCAAGTTGCCCTGCCCTCATTGCGGCCATCGCCAAGTGCTCGAATGGGATCAAATTCGCTATGACCCAAAGGACCCGGGCCTGCCGAACACCCTGCATCAACCGCCGGTGCTGATCTGCAAGGAATGCGGCGAGGGGATCGAGGAGGACACGAAAGCCTGGTGGTACGACCCGGACGTCTGGAGCGACGACTGGTGGGAGGCTGAGCACCCTGAGCGGCTGGTGCAGGGCTACCACCTGTCGGGGCTCTACAGCCCGCTGGGGTGGTTCAGCTGGACCGAGGCAGCGGTTGGGTATGAGAAGGCGAAGGACAACCCAGCCGACCTGAAGCCCTGGACCAACACGGTGCTGGCGGAGTGCTGGAACGACGACGGCGAGGCGCCGGACTGGGAGGCGCTCTACAACCGCCGCGAGGCCTATGAGCTGGGCACGGTGCCTGAAGAGGTGGTGTTCATCACCTGCGGGGTGGACGTGCAGAAGGACCGCCTGGAACTGGAGGTGGTGGGCTGGGCGCCGGGGATGGAGAGCTGGAGCCTGGATTATCAGGTGCTGGCGGGGGACACGGCCGAGCCAGCGGTGTGGCGCGAGCTGTCGAAGTTCATCCGGTCGGAGTTTGGGCGGGGCGATGGGCAGCGGCTGCCGATCCGGATGACGGCAATCGACTCAGGCTTCAGGACTGAGGAGGTGAAGCGGTGGGTGCGGAAGCAGGCCGGCAACCGGGTGATTGCGGTGAAGGGCGTCGAGACCCAGGTGAGTGTGATCGGTACGCCGAGCCGGGTGGAAGTGCTGCGCAACGGCAAGGCGCTGCGTGGCGGGGTGAAGATCTGGCCAGTGGGCACGAGCACCGCCAAGAGCGAGCTCTACGGCTGGCTGCGGCGCCGGCTGCCGGAGGATGACGGGGAGCTGCTGCCGCATGGCTGGTGCCACTTCCCGATGCACGGCGAGGAGTATTTCCGGCAGCTGTGCGCCGAGCGGCTGACGAACACGATCGACCGGCGGGGGTACACGAAGTTCGAGTGGATCAAGACCAGGCCACGCAACGAGGCCCTCGACTGCAGGGTCTATGCCAGGGCGGCTGCAGCGCTGGTTGGTGCAGACCGCTGGAGCGACGAGCGGTGGGCAGAGGAAGGGGCAACGAGCGGCGTGGTGGAGCATGAGCCAACGGCAGCGCCAGTGCAGCCGGCGGCTGAAGCGCCGAGTCAAGCGCCGGCGAGATCCTCGTTCTGGGACTGAGTAGCATGGCGGGGGAGATGTGGCGCCGATGAGCACGTTCACGCAGGCCCATCTGACGGCCATCGAGGAAGCGATCGCCGGGGGTTACCTGGAGGTGCGCTACGACGACAAGGTGGTGCGATACCAGTCGATGGGTGACCTGCTGAGGGCCCGCAACCTGATCGCCTCGAAGCTGGCCCCGGCCGCTGGTGCGATGAGCCTGAGCTACGTGAGCACCGCCAGGGACTACGAATGAACGTCCTCGACCAGCTGATCTCGGTTGTTGCCCCCCGGGCAGCGGTGCGCCGGCAGGCGGCGAGGCTGCAGCTCGACCAGCTGCGGCGGTACGACGCTGACGGCCGCGGCCGGCGAGTGGACAACTGGCTGACGCAGAACACGAGTGCGGATGCGGCGAACGGCCGTGGGTTCACTACGAAGCGTGACCGGGCCCGCGACCTGGTGCGCAACAACCCCTACGCGCAGCGGATCATCACGCTCTGGGAGGCGGCGCTGATCGGCCAGGGGTGGAGCTTCAAGGCGAAGGCCGGCCGGCGGAATGGCGGAGCCCGTGGGCAGCGTGCGACGGATGAGTTCAGAGCGTGGGGGATGGACCCCGTGCAGTGCGACTTCGAGGGGCTGGCCAGCTTCGACGGGCTGATGGCCAAGGCGGTTCGCTGCTGGAAGGAATCGGGCGAGGTGCTGATCCGCATGCACGTCCCCTCCTCGAGGAAGATGACCCGGCTGGGACTGCGGATCCCGCTACAGCTGCAGGTGCTGGAGCCGGATTGGATTGCCGAGACCCAGGACGGCCTGAACAACGCGGGCACGCCAGACGGCGGCTGGACCCATCGGGGGATCGAGTACGACGCGGCCGGCACCCGGATCAATTACTGGCTCTACAACCACCACCCGGGCGAGGCGACGATCCGCGTGATCTCGCCGCAGGCGAACCGTGTGCCGGCGGATCAGATCATCCATCTGTTCTCGGCCGACCGCCCGCAGCAGACCCGGGGCGTGACGTGCCTGGCGCCGGTGGTAATCACCCTGCGCGACCTGGACGACTACATGGACGCCCAGCTGCTGAAGCAGAAGGTGAGCGCCTGCATGATGGGCGTGATCGTGGACGTGGATGGGGCCAGCGACCAGAAGGCGAACATCACCGATCGCATCGAGCCAGGCGCGATGGCCCGGCTGGGCCCTGGTCAGGACATCCGGTTCTCGAGTCCGCCGAGCGTGGGCGAGATCGACCAGATCATGCGCACCTATCTGCTGCGGACAGCGATGGGCGTCAACGTGCCCTACGAGCTGCTGACGGGCGACTTCCAGGGGACCAACTTCAGCGCCGGGCGGCTGGGGTGGCAGAGCTTCAACAAGCAGACGGTGTGCGAGCAGTGGCAGGTGCTGGCGCCGACCGTCTTCAACCGGGTGTGGGGATGGTGGGCGCGGCAGGCGAGCATCGCTGGTGTGGCGACTGATGGGCTGACGGCTGACTGGACGCCACCGCCACCGCAGGCCTACGACCCGGCCGCCGACACGAAGGCGATCATCCAGAAGATGCGCGCGGGCCTGTTACCGCCGCAGGAAGCGATCCGCATGGAGGGCCTAGAGCCTGAGGATGTGATCGCGCTGTACGTGGAATGGAACCGCCTGCTCGATGCCGGCAAGGTGGTGCTGGACACCGACCCGAGGAAGGTGAGCGCTGCAGGCCTGACGCAGGTGCGGCCGATGGGTTCAGAACTGCCGCCTGCTGGTGAGCCACCGGATGAGGCAACACCGCCGCCGCAGGTGACGCCTGCTGGTGCGGCTTAGAATCGAGACGCAATAGGAGCCGACATGAGCGAAGGTCTGCTACAGACCAGGGCGATGTTCGCCCCGGAGACGATCAACGTCGAGGAGCGAACGGTTGAACTGGTGTGGACAACCGGTGCTCAGGTGCGCCGCGCGAGCTGGTCGCGTGGAGACTACATCGAGGAGCTGAGCTTGCAGCCTGGTGCTGTACGGCTCGACCGCCTGAACAAGGGTGGCCCGCTGCTTGATGCGCACGACTCCTATTCGCTGCGCAGCCAGATTGGTGTGGTGCAGCGAGCATGGCTGAATGGCACCGAGGGCCGCGCCCTGGTGAAGTTCAGCCGGCGGGATGACGTCGAGCCCATCTTCCAAGATGTGATCGACGGCATCTACCGCAACGTGTCTGTGGGCTACAAGGTCCACAAGACTGAGCGTAACGAGACCGGCGCAGTGCCGGTTGAGCGCGCAGTGGACTGGGAGCCCTATGAGCTCTCGCTGGTCCCGATCCCGGCTGATGCCGGGGCCCAGGTGCGCTCCGAGGAGCCGCCTGCAACCCAACCTGAAAAGGAACGATCCATGACCCTTCCCGCTGATGGGGTGCAGGCTCCCGAGCCCACCCAGGACAACGAGACCCGAGCTGCTGCACCTGCTGCCGCTCCTGCCCCTGTGGCCCCTGCCGCCCCTGCGGTGAACGCCGATGAGGTGCGCGCTGGTGAGCGCCGCCGGGTGAGCGACATTCTGGACGCCTGCCGCAAGGCTGGCCTGGACGGCAGCTTCGCCGAACAGCTGATCACCGACGGCACGCCGATCAACGATGCCCGGGCAATGATCATCGACAAGATGGCCGAGCGCCAGGCCAGCCAGCCGCAGACCATGCACGGCCGCGTCGAGGTTGTCACCGACCACGGCGAGAAGCGCGCCGAGGCGATGCTCCATGCCCTGGAGGCCCGCTCCGGCATGCGGAAGTGGGATGAAGGCGGCGCCCGCGAGTACCTTGGCACCACCCTGCTGGACATGGCGCGCGAGTGCGTGGAGCGCTCGGGCGTGAGCACCAAGGGGATGAGCAAGGAGGACCTGGCCGGCCGTGCCATGCACTCCACCACCGACTTCCCCCTGCTGCTGACCAGCATCCAGCGCGTGACGCTGAAGGGTGCCTACGAGGCGGAGCGCCAGACCTGGCGGCCGCTGGCGGAGCAGCGCAACCTGCCCGACTTCCGCGACATGAAGGAGATCGAGGTGGGCGGCCAGATGCTGCCTGAGGAGCTCAAGGAGCAGGGCGAGTACAAGTCCGGCACCGTGCAAGAGCAGGGCGGCAGCTGGAAGCTGACCGAGTACGGCAAGAAGGTGCTGGTCGGCCGCCGGCTGATCATCAACGACAACCTGGGCTACATCACCCGGATCATCCAGGTGCTGGGCCGCGGCGTCGCCACGTTCGAGGCCAACATGATGTGGGCCCTGATCACTAGCAACGCCAAGTGCACCAGCGACGGCAAGGCGCTGTTCCACGCTGACCACAACAACACCGGCACCGGTGTGATCGGCGTGCCTGCAATCTCCGAAGCGCGTCAGAAGATGCGCAACCAGAAGGACTTCACTGGCAAGAACCCGCTGTATGTGGAGCCGCGGTACATCCTGCTGCCGACCGTGCTGGAGACCACCTTCGAGGTGTTCAACTCTCCCTTCACTCCGACTCAAACGAGCAACGCCAACCCGTTCACCGGGAAGCTGACGCCGATCGTCGAGCCTCGCCTGGATGCGAGCAGCCTGCTCCAGTACTACATCGTGGGCGACTACCCCGGCGTGGACAAGCTGGTCTATGGCTACCTGGAAGGCGAAGGCGGGCCCAGCATCGAGTCTGTGTCTGGCCGCGATCCTGACGGTGTGACCACCTACCTGCGCCACAGCTTCGGCGCTCATGTGCCGCAGCACCAAGCCTTCTACCGCTCCAGCGGTGTGAACGCTTGATCTGAGCCGATCCAATCAACCACTGTCTGAGGACTGAATCATGAAGGGTTACGATCCGAGCACCGGTCTGGGGTTCATCCAGAACGGCCGCTATCTCGAAGTCACGCTGCCCTATGCCCGCACCGGCGGGCAGGGTGTGCTGGTGGGCACGCTGTTTGGCGTCTGCACCGTGGACGGTGCGCAGGGCGATGTGATCAACATCGACACCGAGGGCGTCTATGGGCTGGTGGCTGCGACTGGCAACGGCACTGATGCGGTTCAGGGTGCTGTGGCGTATTGGGACGACACCAACAAGCGCATCACCCCGCAGCAATCGACTCACAACCCAGTGGGCAAGTTCATTGCCGCCAAAACCACCAGCCAGGCCTTCGCTCACGTGAAGATCGGCTGATGAGAACCGACCTGGCGAGCATTGCTCTGCGCGCGGTGGTGCAGACCATGGGCGATCGTGAGCCCATGGAGTATCGCCGCGGCCAGGTCGTGCATGAGCTGCGCGGCGTCTTCCAGGCGTCGCACGTTGCGCTCGATCCAGAGACAGGAGTGCAGGTTCGGTCAACGCAACCTGTGCTCCTGATCAACGGCGCAGACCTCCCCCTGGAGCCGAAGCAGGGCGACACCGTGGTGGCGCGCAGCATCACCTACCGCGTGAGAGACGCGCAGCCTGACGGCCACGGCGGCTGGCTGCTGATGCTGCATCGCTCTAACGCCGTGGTCGCGCCATGAAGCGCGCCTTGCTGACCCTGCTGCTGATCGTCACCGCCCCGGCGGTCGTATCAGCCGTGGCTGCGGTTCTACAGTCCACGATCTGGCTCACTGCCGTGTTGCTGCTGCCGGTCTACGCCGTGCTGTTCGAGCTGATCCAGCCGTGACATCCCGCCGCCCCGAGCTTCGCGCTGCCTTCGTCGCCCGCCTGGGGCAGAACATCACCCCACCGCCCGCGCAAGGCCAGCAGCCTGGCCCGCCCACCTACCGCACGGCGGCCGAAGACCGAGTGCACACCGGCCGCCTGATGCCGGTCGAGGAACCCGAGCTGCCGGCCATCATCGTCCACACCCGCGAAGCGGAGAAGATCCTCCGCCGCAGTTCCTCCGGCTGGAATGGATTTGAGGAGCGCCGCTGCATCGTCTCGATCGTTGTCGTCGCCCAGAGCTTCGATGACATCGACGCCGACCTCGACGTGATCGCTGCCCAGGTTGAGGCTGCCCTCCAGGCCTGGACCATCCCCGGCTTCGAGTCCTCCGATCCGTTCCTCGTCGACTCGGACATGGCCGACCCTGAGTTCGAGGGCAGCCTGGCCACCTCTGCCCTCACGCTGCGCTACAGCGTGGACTACATGACCCCCTACCGCTCCTGCAGCGACCCCTATGTGGATGCTGACGCCGCGGCTGGTGACGGCCCCCTGGAGCGCAGCGGGGCCTACCCTGGGGGTCAAGTCATGCCGGGCTGCCCGGCTACCAACACCGGCGACGCCTGCCCCATCGGTGAGGCTGAGCTGTTCTCTCAAGAGGAGCCGATCAACTGATGACCACCCGTCGCAAGAAGGCCCCTGACCCTGCTCCTGCCCCTGCTGCAGAACCGCCTGCCGTCAGCGCCGCCAGCCTGGCGGAGTTCATCGGCATCGACGGCGACCCTCACCGGCTGGAGCAGGCCATCGCCCTCGCCAGTGCTGCAGCCGCTGCTGAGCTGGAAGTCCCCGCCCTGCCCGCCGAGCTCTCCCACCCCCTGGCCCAGGCCGTCAAGCTGCTGGCATCCAAGCTGCTGATCACCGACCAGCTGGAGCATCCACCGGCTGCAGCTGATCTCCCCCTGGTGGTGCGGTACTACCTGAAGGTCGCCCGTGCTCAGGGTTAATCGCGACACCCAGATCACCTCTGGCGTCGGTGCGTTCGAGCACACCGAGGCCAGCCGCCGCATCGCCAACGTCATCCGCTATGGCGTGGTCAAGGAGACCGACTACGAGAAGGCGCTGATCCGCGTCGAGCTCCAGGACGGCGAGCTGCTTACCGACTGGATTCCGTGGGTCACCCTGCGGGCCGGCAATGACAAGTTCTGGTGGGCGCCGGAGGAAGGCGAGGTGATGCTCCTGCTGGCCCCGTCGGGGGAGCTGGCCAATGCCGTCGCCCTGCCCGCAGCGTTCAGCAACCAGAACCAGAACGCAGCCGAGCCGACCATCCAGCGGCAGACCTTCGAGGATGGCACCGTGATCGAGTACGACCGGGCGGCGCACCGCTACCTGATCGACGCGACTGCCAGCGACAGCGAGGTGATCGTCAAGGCTGGCATCATCCACCTCAACCCGACGAGCTGATGCCCCAGGTCGCGCGCGTGGGAGACGCCGGCAGCCACGGCGGCACGATCATCACCGGCAGCGAGGACGTGCTGACCAACGATCGGGGCACCGCGAGGGTGGGCGACACCTACAACTGCCCCATCCACGGGCCCAACCCGATCGTGACCGGCAGCCCGGACATCACCGCGAACAGCCGGCCCGTGGCGCGCGTGGGGGATCAGACTGCATGCGGGGCAACCATCGTCGCGGGCAGCCCCGACACGCTCGCCAACTGAGGAGGCACCATGGCTGGAATGAGCAGGACAACGGGCGAGGCCCTGGGAGGATTCGACCACCTGCGCCAGTCCATCCAGGACATCCTCACCACGCCGGTGGGCACCAGGGTGCACCGTCGAGACTATGGCAGCCGGCTGACGCAGCTGGTTGACCGGCCGGTGAATCAGTCCCTGGTGTCGGAGCTGGTGGCGGCAACTGCCGAGGCACTCGATCGGTGGGAGCCGCGGCTGAAGCTGGACGAGGTGCAGATCGATTCGGTGAGCGAGAATGGCCAGATCGAGCTGAGTCTTGTTGGCTACTATCTGGTCAACGGTCAGCGCATCACGCTTGAGGGGCTGGTGGTCTGATGACGACGATCGACTTCAGCTCCATCCCGGCGCCGATCATCATTGAGGAGCTGGACTACGAAGCGATCCTCGAGGAGATGATCGCCGACCTGCGCGCGCGCGATCCCAGCTACACGGAGATCCTCGAGTCAGACCCCGGGGTGAAGATCCTGGAGGTGGCAGCCGCCAGGGAGCTTACCCTGCGCCAGCGAGTGAACGATGCGCTGCGGGCGACGCTGCTGCGGTTCGCCATCGGCGCGGACATGGACAACCTGGCAGCGTTCTATGGCGTCACCCGACTGCTGAACGAGGAGGACGAGGCGCTGCGGCTGCGGACCATCGAGCGGATCATGGGCAGCAGCACCGCCGGCGGCGCGGCCTGGTATCGCTACCAGGCGCTGTCGGCGGATGACCGGGTAAAGGATGCAGCGGTGAGCAGCCCGGAGCCTGGCGAGGTGCTGGTGTCGATCCTGAGCGACGAGGCCTACGACGTCGAGACAGCGACGGGCGAAACCCTGGACGTGATTGGCGGCGACTTCGGGCTGCAGCGCAACACGGGCGAGACTGATGCGGCCTACCGCGCACGGATCCTGGCGTTCGTGGAGGCCAGCGGTGGCGCCGGCCTGGCCAGCCAAGCCCTTCTCGATGCCGTGAACGATCGCCTGCAGGCCGATAACGTGCGGGTGCTCACCGACACCGTGACGGTGGAAGGGGCGACGATCATCCCGGTCAACGTGACGGCTCAGGTGTGGCTGTATCCGGGGACCCATGAGGCGGTGTTCCAGGGCCTTGAGGCTGGCCTGCGGGACGCCTTCGCCGCCCAGGCTGGTCTGGGCTGGGACGTGACGACAAGCTGGCTGATCGCCCAGCTGCACCCCGCCGGAGTACAGCGCGTGATCTTGACAGCACCAGCAGCGAACGTAGTCTGTTCGGCAAGTGATGCGCCGGCACTGGGCACCATCACGCTCACCCTGGCGGGTCGTGATCGATGAGTCGATACGACCTGCTGCCGCCTAATGCGACGCAGCTGGAGCGCGACCTGTCGCGTGCGACCAGCTTCCTGGAGCGCGTCGGGCGGCCAGTGCCAACGATCCGCACCGCGAAGCGGGTCAACATCCCCGACGGCGTGGTGCCGTGGCTGGTGTTCGAGTACGGGCTGGGCGAGCTGCTGCCGTACCTGTCAGACCAGCGGCAAGCAATCGTCGAGGGTGTGCAGTGGCAGCGGATCCGGGGGACGCCGGCAGCGCTGCAGATTGCGCTGGGATGGATCGGCCTGGTTGCCACGCTGGAGGAGTCCGAGGCCGGGACCCTGCGGTGGGCTGAGTACCAGCTGGGGCTGGAGGCCGCGCCGGATGATCTGGGGCAGATCAGCCAGCTGGTGGGCATAGCGCGGATCAGCCAGCCAATCCGCAGCCGCCTGTTCAGGGTCTACGGCGGGTATGACGAGCGGCGGTTCCTGCTCGATGACCACCTGCTGGGCGAGGGCCTGCTGTGCGACCACAGCGGGGTCTATGACCTCGGACCAGGGTGGCCGCAGCTGAGCTTCGGCCGGCGGTTCAGCGCGGGGGTCGAGGCTGAGGCGACAGTGGGTGTCACCAGCTCGAAGCGGTTCGGCGCTTATGTCGAGTACCCAGACCGGTGGCTGCTGGACCGCGACCTGCTGAGCGACAGCTGGCATGTGCCCAACCATCCGCTGGTGCACACGTCGGTGAGCGACTCGCGGCTGACCTCGACGAGTGCGTCAAGCGAGATGAGCAGCTACTGGGATGAGCGGACGTGGACCGAGGCGGCCGTGTGGCTGAATCCTGCGGGCGCGAGTGTGGGGCTGAGGATCAGCCGGTCTGGGGAAGGCTGGTGGGCGCCGTGGAATCAGAGCTGGTGGTGGGAGGTTAGCCTGTATGCAGACTCGATTGGGGACTGATTGATGGCGGCGCCAAACCTCAAGAGCCCGGAAACGATCACGTCAGTCAACGCGAAGACCCAGCCGTATAGCTGTACGACGACGCTTGCCGCAGCGCTGTCCAACAGCGCGAACAGCAATCAAGTGCTGCTGGTAAGCACGATTACGGCAGCGAATGTGGATGGCGTGGACCCGTTTAATGTAGACGTGGCGCTTCGCCGTGGTGGTGTGGACACCTACATGGCGAAGGCGTCGCCAGTGAAGGCAGGCGAGACGCTTGTGGTGCGAAGCCGCGAAGAAGTGCTGAACGTGGAAGAGGGTGATGCGATCGTTGCCCGCGCCAGCGGTGCAGGCAAGATCGACTTGCTCATTACTTACAACCGGATTTCCTGATCATGGCCTGCACCAAAGAAACCTACACCGCTACAGCAACCTGGACTGCATCGCAACTGGCCAACCTGTTCCGCGATGCGTTCATCGATGCGGGGCTGATGACAGACTGGTTCGATTCGTTTTTGAGCGGCAGCATCGAGAATCGCGTACTGGAAGTGACGTATGACGGGACCAAGGCATACGGCAAAACTTACTACTGGTTTATGTTTGCCACCACTGGCGTGTGGTTGCATGTGGCAACGGGATGGAATGCTGCAACGGATCAGCCAACTGGTACGCAGTATCTGGACTTCTTCGCCACCACGACAAACGCAACAACCAACCACTGGCAGATGTTCGCTGCTGCCACATCAAACACTGTGGAGCTGGTGCGTTACACATCTGGCGTGGATGCGGATCAAAGTTGGTTCACGATCAAGCGCAGCGGTGGGGTTGATCGGACGTTTACGATTATCAACGATGCGCTTACGGTGCAGTCGTGGCTGGATTTGAGCAAGGGGTTTTTCAATGGGCTTGTGCATGTTGCGCCGACTATTGATAGCAATTCTGGGGTTATTCAGTTCGATCGTGGGCCTGCCCTTAGGCGGGAGATTGCAGTGGGGACTTATTTAATCGGCAGCGCCAATCAAAACGACTATGCTTCTGGCATTTTTAGCAGGACTTTATTGTCCTATGGAGTGGCAGGTAGGATGTCCAACAGCGGCACATCAAATTACGGCAGCACGGGATTCATCCCCCTCCCCACCGCCTCAGCCACCGCCAACCCCGCCTACACCGCCGACAGCAACCCCGTATTCCACAGCCTGCCATTCCACCCTTACATTGCTGAATCGCTGCCGTCCGATTTCGGTCTGACCTTCCATTTCGCCAGCAACGCCTTCGACCCTGGC